TGTTCTCACCAACGGCACGAACCATTTGGAGAGGAACGTAAGGGCAATAGAACAGACCTGCATCATAAGGGGAAGAACCCTTATAACCAACAACGTAGTACTGGTTAGCAGATACGTTTGCTGAATAAGGATCGATATATACGCGATACTTACCAAGCAGAACACCCGCAAAGGTGTTACCAGTGTCATCAACGTTGAGGTTTGCGTTCAGAGCAGGAGTGTAATCAAGTACACCAGCCATGCTCAGTGCAGAAGCAACGTCTGCGGAACACATAACAACGTTACCCTTTCCTCTACGAGTTCTTTGTGCGATTGCGTTAGCATCACGCTCGATTTGGAACAGGAGACCCTTGAACTTTTCAACTGACCAACGACCATTGGAGTCGATGTCGAGGTCGAATACACCAGCGGTAGCAGTGTTAGCAGCAGCACCTTGCTCAGCAACCTTGTAGATGGTTCTGATGACTTCTCTGTTGATTTCTGCGAGGATTTCAGTAGAGAGAATGTTAGCAAGTTCTGCTTCTGCATTCAGACCGTGAATTGCCTTCAGGTCTTGTGCAAGCTCAAGACTGTATTCTGCCTTCAGTGCTCTTGACTTTGCTTCAACAAGGACTTTCTCAATTGAGAATGCCATTTCGTTGAACTGGTTACCTGCACCGTTACCGAGATTCTCAGAATCTCCAGTGTACATACCCTGACCAACGTTGTAACCATCAGAACCAGTTGAAGAACCAGTACCAACTGGGTTCAGAAGACCTGGGTTTGAACCATACTGAGTAGTAGTACCCATACCAGCAGCAACGTTAGTTGCAGCGGTGAGACCAATACCAGAGTTCTGACCAGAGAATACTGTATCTGCTTCGTTAAACAGAGCTTCAGTGCCGCTCTGGTTGGTGTAGCGTGAACGCATTGCGAAGATGAGTCCAGTAGGACCACTCATTGGTTGAACGCCTGCGAGGTCATATGCGACCAGGTTAGGCATTGCACGTCTGATGAGTGAAATCAGAACTGGATCAAAACCTGCTACAGGACCTGCAGCAGTAGCGGAACCTGAGAAACCACCTGAAGCACCAGCAGCGTTTCCGCTATTGGTTGGGGATTCCATCAGCATTCCATTTGAGAAAGCTGATTGCTCTCTCAGGAATTTTTCTTGGTTTTCTAACAGGACAGCGGTTACTGCTCTTCTGTGTGAATCTTTGATTGGATCAAGACCATCATAGTCGAGAAGTGGTGCCCACTTTTCCTGCAGATGCTCGGATTGGAACATTTGCTTTTACCTTTGTAACGTGTTTGGTTTTGTTTGAATTATATTAAATTCACTTTTTAGCAACTGCTGAAAGTGTTCTGAGATATGAATTCATATATTCTGAGGTATAACCAGCAGAATTTAGTTCAACCTCTTCAATTAAACTTTCGGTTTTTGCCTTTGGAGTTTTCTGTGATGAGAAGTATGATTCTCTCAACATCTCCAGTTTTTCACGATATTTTTCTCCACTTTCAAACTCAACACTTTCGGCAAGTGAAGCGAGCTTCTCTTTCTGAGAGAGTGCTAGACCCTCTGCTACATCATCAAAGATTCCTTCAGCAACCGACTCTGAGAGGCGCTTGTTTAAAGTAATATTCTTTTCAATCTGCTCGTTGAGTTTTGTCTCCATTTCATCAAGTTTTTCTACCATGCTCTCAAGAACATCATATTTATCTTCAGGGATTGATACATAATGTGCTTCAAAAAGTTCCTTCATACCTGAGAGGAATGATTCAGTCATTTCTGACTTCAGACCGTTCTCAACTACAAGTTGATTTTCGGTCATCCATTCCTCAGCAACGTACTCAAGATATGAATCAACTCTTTCTTCAAGAGCTGATTTAATTTCTTGTACTTCTTCTACAAGTCTTGCTTCGTATGCTTCATCATACTGAGTAATGAGTGCTTCTTTGATCTCAGTAACTTTTGATCTTAGAGCAGCTTCAAAGATGGTACGTGCCTTCTCTTGGAATTCCTCAGAGAGGTCTTCACCATCTAGAAGAGCATTAACATCTTCTTCAATGTCAAACTCTTCTTCTTCTTCTTCTTCCTCTTCGTCTTCGTCTTCGTCTTCTTCAACCTCTTCCTTCATCTTCTTCTTCTTTTTGTCCTCACCCTTCTCATCTTCATCTTCACCTTCTTCATCCTCTTCATCCTCTTCATCTTCTTCTGCAGCTTCTGCTACAATCTCTTCATCTTCAAGAATCTCTTCTTCATCAAGGAGATCTTCAGAATCTACTTCTTCCTCTTCCTTAACAGCATCGCTCTTCTTAAGACCTTTCATTGGGTCTGCTGCCTTAGCGCCCTTGTTAACAACATTTCTTACTTGTTGAAGGGTTTTGCCTGGAGTTTTGAGTTCTGCAGAATTATCATCTGAACGATAATTTTCTGGAGTAGGACCACCAAGGTCTTCCCAAGAACCTGTTTGACCTGCTACTGCGCCAGGAGCGAGCTTTTGCATTGGATCGCCTGCCTTTGCACCTGCATTGACAGCGGTCGAGGATTGCTTTGTGCCTGCTTCCATTTCGTGTAAATTGTTGCCACTAGACATTTGGACTCTCCGATTAACCTTAATGAATTTAATCTATATTTATTTATTAAATTAGAATTTTTACCTATATATGCTCAAAGGGAATTCAAAAAGTCATTGAATAAGTTTAACTTATGTTCTTCTAATTCTCTTCTTCTAGAAAGATTTTCAATTCTTTGTCTGGTTTGGTTTGCAATCTTTTCACGAAGAATTCCACCATCCCAAATCCACTCCTTACCTTCCATAATTCCCTGAACAAAAGCATCAGGGGCAGAAGGATCGGCAACAATATCTGCTGCAGTTGCAAGCATGAAGTCTTCACCAACTTCTTTATAACCACCTTTAATATTTTCTCTTAAAGAACCAATACCACGAGAAGAAACACCGAGAGTTACTCCGTCTTTAAGAAGTGCTTCAGCAATCTTACCCATTGGGGTATGTAGGATTTGTGCTTTACCAATAAAATTATTACCGTCTTGCTTAAGTTCAGTAATCTTATGAGAAACTCTATCGAGATTTACGGTGGGACCATCTGGGTGTCCTAACTCCCCAAGTGCTCTACCTTTATTAACATAATCATTAGTATATCTCTTTACTTCTCTTTCCATGATAGAGAAAGGATACATTCTACCATTGCGATTTACCATTTCGCTTTGGAGGAATACTCCTGAAATATACATTTGTTTTTTACCACCAACACTCTCGGTGATAACTTCAACCTTTTCGATTTCTTCTCTGATAAGTTTCATTGGTTTAATTTGTAAATCCTACTTTTGTTACTTTTATTGATGATGCTGAAGCCCAAATAATATCAGTAGGTAATTTTTGTACAAATTCAACAGCACCAGTGGGCAAGGTAAATGAATAAGATGCACTTGCCCCAACAGATTCTGAAATTACAATTGTAGTTGCTGCACCAGCTCCATTGTATAATCGTACACATGTTGCAGAAAGTATACTTGTTCCAGCACCAGAAGAAGTTGCTAAATCAGTTTCTATAGAAAGTGGTTTTGTTACTTGCATTATTATATAATAAAGACCTTGTTAGTTATTTATTGTTCTTTATTATTCTGCATCTAGTGCAATGGAATCAAACATTGAATTTGAAACGGATGGTCTCAACACTTCGATTTTTTCTGCTGAGCGAGTGTAGAGCAAATCTTTAATCTTATCAGAAATTGTAGATGGTGCTTCATCACCAACAATCATATCTAGAAGTTCTTCCATTGATATTCTCATGAATTACTCTAGTATTTAGAATAAATAGATGACGGGTAAAATATATTTGATTATGAGTTGTGATAAATTAAAAAATTTCCCTCATGTATTTTATTTTACTTTAGACAATGAAGTAAAACGACAAAAATATATGGAGGAACAATTTAAATTATATGGCATTACATTTACAAAAATCTCAATGCCATTGGGGTTTCCAGAATACTTAAAGGAAAAAATATTAGATGTTCATTCAGAATTAGCATCTAAACGATGTTTAGCATACAATTATTTTTTAATTGATACTTTAAGAAATTGGTATTTTGAAACAAATGAATCTTATGTAATATTAATGGAAGATGATTATGATTTGAGTTTTATCAATCATTGGCATTTTAGTTGGGATGATCTATTAACATATCTTCCTTATGATTGGGATTCTATACAATTGGGACATGAGTGCCCAGACATAGTTAGATTTTATTTGCATCCAGTTCAAAGTAATTATTCTCTTGGTCCAGTATTATTAAAACGAGAACATGTTGAAAAACTTTTGAATCTTTTTTATATCAATGGTAGATATAAATTTAATGGAGTTGTTGCCAACTCAATTTATATCAATAGAGAATCTGGAATAGGCGATAATTATTTCTTTAACGATCTTGCAGGGACTCCAGATTATTTTTTATGTCAAACTGGGAATACGTATACTGTACCATTAATTCCATGTAATCCTTTTTTTAAAGGATCAACTCATGTTACTGAATGGTATCCAATGAAATCTTTTATTTGTTGTTATGAAGCATATAAAGAATGGTGGGAAAACGACAAAGATAATTTTAGTTTAAATGATTTTTTTAGTTTTGGTAAATCCAATGACAACTTAATGGAGAGAGATATTAGGCGATGGGACGATAAATATTTCCATCAAAGAGCAATCGAACAACATAATAAGGTTATCTCTACGTTATGAAAAATATATATTTTATCCAACCACAATATAGTGTTAATGTAAGAGACACTAAGAATTATTGGATGCCTTATAGTGTTTCTTGCTTATGGAGTTATTGTAAACAATTTAAAGATATAGCAGAGTCATTTGAGTTAAAAGATATTATCTTTAAAAGAGAAAATCCAGAAGAACTGCTAAAAAGATTAGATAATCCTACAATTTGTGCTTTTAGTTGTTACCTATGGAATGAACAATATAATCTACACCTTGCTAAACTAATAAAACAAAAATATCCAAACTGCATTATTGAATTTGGTGGTCCCCAAGTAACCGCAAAAATGATGGAAGAAAATCCATTCATTGATTGTGTTATTCTTGGTGAAGGTGAAGAGGCATTTTTAGAATTATTGAGATGCATTAATACTGGAAATCCAATCAATAAAGTTCATGAAAGAACGAGGATAAATTCTTTAGACTTTAAAAGTCCCTATCAATCTGGAGTCTTTGATTGGTTATATGATAAAAATCCAGATGTTATTTGGGCAGCAATTTTAGAAACAAATAGAGGTTGTCCTCACAGATGTACTTTTTGTGATTGGGGTGGAACAACTATGAGTAAAATTAATACATTTGGACTAGAGAGAGTCGCTGAAGATATTGAATGGATACGAACACATAGAGTTGCTTATGTCTTATGCGCTGATGCAAACTTTGGAATATTTAAAGAACGTGATATTGAAATAGCAAAAATGTTGCGTAAAGCAGCTGAAAATAGTTTAATTCTAGACAATATAGATTTGCAGTATTCAAAAAATTCAAACGAATCTGCTTTTGAAATAGCAAAAATTATGGGAGAATACTCTAGAAGAGGAGTTACTTTGAGTGTTCAAAGTATGAATATGCCGACATTAAAAGCTATCAAGAGAAAGAATTTACACGTTAAAGATATTGCTGGACATGTAGAATTAGCAAAAAAACATAATGTAAAATTATACACAGATTTAATTTTGGGGATGCCCGAAGAAACAGTAGATTCTTGGAAGGATGGAATTGATTTGTTGATGGAAAACGGGCAACATTTTTCTGTAGACTCCTGGTTCTGCCAAGTATTTGAAAATGCTGAATTGGGTAGTGAATTTAGTAGAAAAACTTATGGTATAAAAACAATTAAAGCAGAAGATTATATATCATTCTGTAATGATGAGTTTGATGCTACAAAAGAATATGTCGAATTAATTTGTGAGACTGATACAATGTCTAAACAAGACTTTTTTGATGCTCATATGTTTTCTTGGATAACAATTAAATTTCACTATGTTGGATACACACAAATTTTATCCAAGTATTGTCGCCATGTATTAGGAATAAGTTATAGAAAATTTTATGAATCATTGTATGAATATACAATGAATGATTCTGGATTCTTAGGAACTGAGTTTAGGGAATATTTAAAGGCAATAAAGGAATACTTTAATACTGGAAAAGTTCCTTCTAACCACTCAAGTGGACATGGATTGGGAGTTGGTATGCCAAATGATACTTTATCTAGATTTGAAAATAAAGATAAGATACTAGATTTTGTTGAAAATTTTGCAAGGACAACTTTTAATATAGAAGAAAGTATCTTTGATATCCAGAGAAAGTTTGTTTATGACCCAGATGTAAATTATCCATATGTTGATAGTTTACCGTTTGACTTAGATACATGGGAAAAAAGAGATACAAAATATTCCATAGAAAATGAAAGAACCGAAGATGAAAGATATAATTTGTTCGTTATCAAAAGAAAGTATCTTACAAAAAATACAATGGTAAAACTATGAAAAATCTTTACATGCTCCAACCACAATATGCGGTTGAAATTAGGAAAGAAGATACTTATTGGTTGCCATATAGTGTCGGATGTTTATGGGCATATTGCTCACAGTTTGAAGATATAGTAAAAAACTACACATTAAAAGATCTCATATTCAGAAGAGAAGACCCAGAAGAATTAATTGATAGGTTAGATAACCCTGCAATATGTGCTTTTAGTTGTTATGTTTGGAATGAACAATACAATCTTCATGTAGCAAAATTAATCAAAGAAAGATTTCCAGAATGTATTATTGAATTTGGCGGACCACAAGCAACACATAGATTAAATGAATATGATTTTATCGACTGTATTATTGTATCAGAGGGTGAGGAAGCATTTTTAGATTTTTTAAGGAAAGTAAATAACAAAGAAAAAATTGACAAAATCTATGCAAAAAAAAGAATTGAGGATTTAAACTTTCCAAGTCCATATCAAATTGGGGTATTCGATAAAATTATTGAAGACAACCCAGGTGTTTTATGGGCAATGACTATGGAAACTAACAGGGGTTGCCCTCATAGATGCACTTATTGTGACTGGGGTGGATTAACTTATACAAAAGTAAGGCACTTTGATATTCAAAGAGTTAAAGATGATATTGATTGGGCCAGGAAAAACAATGTTGGATTCATTTTTAATGCTGATGCAAATTTTGGTATGTTTAAAGAACGAGATTTAGAAATTGCAAAGTTATTCAGAGAAGCAGCAGATGAAGGCAATCTTGAAGCAATAAACATACAATACTCTAAAAATTCTACTGAAGTAATTTTTGAGATAGCAAAAATACTTGGAGATATTAGTAGAGGTGTAACTTTAAGTGTACAAACCATGAATGAACCAACACTTAAAGCAATCAAAAGAAAAAATATGAGTATTAATAAAATATCAGAACAAATTGAAAAAAGTAAAGAATATGGTGTAAAAACATATACCGAATTGATTCTTGGTCTACCCGAAGAAACTTTAGATACTTGGAAAGATGGGTTTTCTAAAATTCTTGAATGTGGTCAGCACGAATCTATTGATGTTTGGTTTTGTCAAATGTTTGGTGATACTGAATTAAATAGTACTACTTCAAGGGAAGTTTATGGAATAAAAACAATTAAA